TGCAGGTAGGTGGGAACGGTTGCTCCGCCTGCTCCGATCGAGAGGGTATCGGCTGCTGCACGGCTGCCGGGAGTTGCTACGCCCCGGAGCGAAGTCGGGATGAACAGTCCGGAGGTGGAGCGACCGAGCTTGCGGGCGATCTCCTGCGAGACTTCCTGCTCGAAACCGGTCCCGCCATCGAGAGAGGCCATGACGCCGCGCAGGATGGAATACTGTGCCGTCTCACGCTCATTGAGAACTACGTCCGAGGCGGACGGAATGACGTTCTCCGGAGCGACGTTGAACTTCCGCAGGACGGCTGCGGAAAAGGCATTGCAGTCCTGGCCGTTGTCGATGAATTGACGCTCCAGCTCGTCGAGTCCGTCAACCTTGCCGCGGAACGGGCCGGCCATGGCCTGAATCTCCTGGATACGCTTCCTCTCGTTTCCCTGTACCTGCTCGCTGGTGAGCACTACCGCGGCTGGCGCGTGAACGTGGGAACGCTCGCAAGTCGGGCATTTCCCGTCAACCAGATCTGCTCCACATTTTGTACACTTCATAGCTCTGTTACCTCCCTTTTCCCTTTCGTTATTGTTGGTGGATGATTCTTCTTCGCGTACATATATTTCAATTTCTCGCGGCTGGTAATCGCGGGAACGGCCATGGCCGACTCCGACACTGATGTCGGCGGGGATCGGGACTGTGCTGACTTCCAGCACTTCCCAGTCGATAGCCCGGAGCACGTCCGGCTGTCCGTTTTTGCCTTCCTCTTCGAGCATGAAGCGGAAAACATCATAGGCAAAAGAGACGTTCTGGCGGATACTGTCAATGATGTCCTGGAAGATCTCTTCAGCCCGGGCAGACTTCCCGAAGCGGACAATGCAGCGACATTTACGGGTCGTTTCATCAAGCCAGGCCTTTTCAATGACTCCTACCTGGTCGCCGGTTGAATGATTGACCAGGAAAGCTCCGCCGGTATTAATCCTGGCCAGACGGATCTCCTCAATATTGTGCCCGAGGACTTCAATGCCGAACCAGCGGACTACATCCCGGGTTTCCGAAGAAAAAGAGAGTTCAACGGTGCGGGCTTCAACGTTAATGGTCGATTTATCAACCTGGAAGACCCTGAACTGCGGCCCCTGTTGCTGGATAGTTCGTGCCAGTTTTCTATAATTGGCTGACAATGGTGTCTCCTCCTGTCGGTTGAATGCCGAGCTTTACCCCGTAAACCTTTTCCAACTCCTGCTGCTGCAGCGTCTCTTTGTAGTAATCTTCGATATCTTCGCCCTTCTCGGTGACGATCGAGGTGGCCGTGGTGAGTCCGGCGTCCTTTTCCTTGATCTTCGCCATGACGTCCTTGAGCGGATCGATCCAGCCCCATCGACGCGGATTCCAGGTGGCGGCCTGCTGATAACGGGGGATATCCATGGGGGAAATATCAATCTCTCTGGTAAGCACGGCATAAGGGATCCACTCCGGGAAAACGTCTTCACAGAGATCGATCAACCATATCTGGATCATGCGGAAAACGTCCCGATCTTCCAGGGTGCCACCACGCTGGGAACCGTAATTGGCATCGCCGCGATCATTGGCCAGGGAGTGGTAGGAAAACATGAAGCCAGAGGCAACGGCGCGGAGCATGCGGGACATATAGGGGTCATAGTTGCCGGAGGGATGCTGCGGGTCCCAGGCCTTGAACTTGTAGCCGGCCGGCAGCTTTTCGATGGTGAACGGATCGAACTCGGTGAGGAGCTCGTCTTCAGTTTCCTCGCCTTCGCCGTCAAACTCTTCCGGATCCGCATTCGGATCGACTTCGTAAAAGCCCATTTTGGCAGCAGCGCCGTAGGCGGCGGTGACTTCGGCCTCTTCGTAGCGGTCGATTTTCTTGAGGCGGGACATGGCGGCATGCCCCCAGGGGAAGCCGCGGGACTGACGGACGAACTCCGGGGCAAAGAGGTGATAGATTTCGGATGCCGGGATCCGCTCGTGGAGCAGGCCGACCGTGTAGCCGTAGAGATAATCGCCCGGGTGCTGTTTCAAAAACCAGTAAGCGATCGGCGCGTCCCAGGAATCGAATTCGATACCCATCCGGATCTTGTTGCCGTTGGCCAGGATGGTGTTAAGATTCTCGTCAACCAGGTCGGCCTCCAGGAGCTGGAGGGCGAAACGGAAAACGTTGCTGTATTTGGGCACTTTGCGGACAAAGACTTCGCCGTCGCGGGCGGCGGTCTCCAGGGCGATTTTGAGAAAGTCTATAAAGGAGAGCTTGCGGGTTACTTCGCAGTTGCCCTTTTTACACCATTTGCGCCAGGCTTTTTCCAGTTTGCCGTTGCCGACGGTGTCGAGCTTGCCGGTTTTCGGATCCAGCGCTTTCATCTGCAGGATGATGCCGGTATCGCCGACGACGTTGGACTTGAGAAGGCCGTAGAAGCGCTTGGCATATTCGTTGTTGAAGAACTGCTCCCGGCTACGGTTGCGCATTTTACGGACGTTCATCCGGACGGCGGCATCGACGCTGTAGCCGCCCGGGTTCCACGAATCCTGCAGCCGGTCGTTTGCTCCGGCCTTGAACATACGGGATGTCGGGCGGGGCATGAGCGACCGGCGGGCAATCGTGGCAACTTGTGCGACAGATGTTGCGAGCGCTTTTTCACCCGGTACCGGGATATTTCGTTTTAGGAAACCGAACATGATGCCCCTTAGAGCCTGTACTTGATGATCCGGCCGCTACTCCGGCCGCTCTTTTTCAACTGTTTAGACTTCTCTGCCCGGACTTCGTTGCGGTATTGCTGCCGGAGCTGGATCAGTTCCGCCACGGTCATCTTAACGATCTTCTTGCCGTCGAACTGGAGCTCCTGATCACCCCGGGTGGCGCGGCCTTCGATTACCCGCTCGATTGACTCCAGAACCTTCTCGGCATGGGATCGGCCATCGAAACCGGCGGCGGCTGCAACCAGGTCGGGGTGGATCTTGATCCGGCCGGTTGCCAGGGTGACGCGGGTGGTGTCGGTATGCTCTACATAGCGCGCCCAGGAGTAATTTCCGGCCGCGTAGTCTTTGGAGGTGTTGCCGGGGACGGCTACTTTGTGAGAGGTGCCATCCGGAACAGTGCTAATATCGATGACCGCCGGGCCGCGGAGCGCATATTTGAGAGTCCAGCCGCCAGAAGGGAGGTACTCTGCCAGGCACAGCGACCAGGAGAGATCATCTCCGGCGGTTATCTCCAGGGGCTCTACGATCATGGGTAGAATAATGAGGGAGTTTTAAAGGGGATGCCACCCCCAATAACCCACATTAACCACAAAATGTGAGACTATTTTCAGGGGTGGCGTCTATATATGGGAGTTTTAGGCGGGGATATAACCTTTCTCTTCTGCAACTAGAACGGAACCGACATCGATCCTAATTCCTTTTTTGCCAACTTGCCCTTCGGGGTGCCAGGGGCGGAGCACCTGCTTGCTAATCAGGTCATAGATGAGGTCAGAGGAGCAGTCCCATCGCTCCTTGAGCGTACTAATCCGGCAGTATTTCTTTTCCTCGAATGACATATCAGCCCCCCTTTAACCGTTCAATTTCGATGCAAAACCGCTTTTTCTCTTCTTGACCGTTTTCCGCTTCTTCCTGGCCATGGGAACGATCGGCTGCGGATCTTCTGATACTATTTCGATCTCTTCGATTTCCAGCTCTTCTGCCGGCGGCGCGCTGAGTTCGGCGGCCTGTTCGTGCAGATCCTTGTGAATCTTCTCTATGACCGGGTTGAGAATCTTGTAAACCGCCAAATTTCCGACCTTGAGGTCAAGGCCTTCATTACGGTGGTAGCCTTTCCTTGTCCGGAAGACGTTGACGGAGCGGCCCTTGCTGTCTTTTTTCCAGATCCCCTCTTCGGCGCAGAGCTGGCGGAAAAACTCGAAGCCGAAGGTGCGGGGGAAATGCTGATAGTAGGGGCCGGGATTTTCGGCGGAGAGCCATTCGTAGACGGTCTCTTTCGCGTTCTCAGTGCCGATCATGTAGAGCGGGACCTTATAGGCGTTGTTCATGCTGGGCTTGCCCTTGATCGGCTTGCCTGCGATGTGCCAGCCCTTGGTTGCGTAAACCTTGCGGCGGCGCTTCCATTTTTTGACGAACTTGTACACCTGATCGGTGTGATGTCCGCCGGTATCGATGCCCATGGCGGCGATACGCAGGCCGATACCGGTTTCGTGGATAAAGGTCCGCTCGAACCAGGTCTCCAGCTCGGTCCAGGTTTCGTCATGGGCCGGGCTGCCGGTGATTGTTTCGTGGATGATGCCGAAGTTCTCGTTTTTCAGCCCCCAGGCTTCGACGAGGATCTCCAGGCGGTTATCCTGGACATCGACAAAGGCGGTGAGGAGGCAGGCGGCCATGGGAATTGACCAGGGGGAGCCGGCCGGGGCGTACTCTTCGCGGCGATCGTAGAGGAGCTGCTCATCGAGGGACTCCCCTTCGGAGCCGGTGGGCATAGGGAGGGCGCAGTCGTCGCACCAGAATTTTTCCGCGTTGGAGGGGGCGTCGCCTTCTTTTGCGTGCGGATCCTGCTGGTAGCGGAGGTAATCGGCTACTATGTCGCTATGGCGGACGAATGGACTGTAGAAGGCCGGGAGGTGGGCGCCGATCTTCTCGGGGAAATCCAGCAGTTCAGCGGCTTCGGTGCCTCCGCAGCGGGGACACTCGCCGTTGCGTAGCTGCGTGTCAGGACAGACAGCGCAGAAGCGGCGTGGCCGCCAGCCGGTGAGCATGGCCGCTTTTACTGCCTGGTTGCGCTGGTGTTCATCCCAGGGCTTGCCGCAGGCCTCGCACTCGTACCAGGCATCGCGGGTCATTTCGATCTTTTTCGGATCAGTGACCCCTTCGGTCCAGTGGTAGCCGCTGAAGTTCATGGTCTGCTCATGGCCGCAGTGGGGACAGGGGATGTAGTAGTCATAGATGACATGGGCGGAGTTGAGGTCCTCCCAGATCGGGCCGTCGTCGGTGCTCGGCTTGGAGACTTCCAGGAGCTTGTATTCGTGCAGGAAGGTCCGGAAACGGGCGCGAATCAGGTTGATGGAGCGCCGGCCGATGAGGTCGGCTTCGTCGATTTTGGCATATTTGATCGGTTTGCTGGCGAGAACGGCGTCGGAACCGGCCCAGGCAAAATAGGTGATGGCGCCGTTCTTCAGTTTCTTCCTGGTTGTGCCGATATCATCGGGGTTGCCGGTCTTTAGCCTCCGGATCGCCTCGACATCGCTGTACATCTGGTCGATACGGTCGAGGGAAACGTCTTTGACTGTATCGCGGGTGGGCATGGCGATGAGGGTGGTGCCGGGATCGTAATGGACGTCGTAACCATGGGTGGTGTAGAGAAAGAGCGATTTGCCCCCCTGGGAGCAGGCACAGACGAACATTTCCCGCACCCAGGGCTGCGAGTAGAAGACCATGAGCATGTAAAAATAGGGCGCGTTTTCGTGGCTGTAGGGGCCGGGAATAGAGGACATGGCCATGACCTGGTGTCCGGTTGCCCAGTCGGCGCACCCGTTCGGCAGCAGTTCTTTCATCTTCAGGGCTTCGGTTTCCCCCGGGAAGAAATCGAAATCCTGCAGCGGCGCGGCCGGCAGCCAGGGATATGTGGCGGGGGCGGCGTTCATTCGTCATCCCCGAGCCTGACCGGGCGGGCATAGCGGTCCATGGCGGTATCGATGAGGCCGAGGCCGTAGGCGATAAGTGCGGGGGCTTTCTGCGGATCACCGTTTGCCTGGCGGATGATCTCGACAGCCCCGGCGCGGAAGATGTTTTTCAGATCGCTGCGCAAGTAAATAATCCGTTTGGCAAATTCGATTTCGACTTCGGAGCGGCGGATCAGTTCCCCGGTGGCCTCCTTGAGTTTCATTTCCCGGTGCTGCCGATCGGCGCGGATCCGTTTGACTTCCTCTACGATCTTCTGCTCCTGCAGGGAGGGACCGGCGGCAACTGTGCCGGGGGTGCCGTCTTCTTTCCGGAGGTGCAGGCGGGCGTAATCGAGGACTTTCTCTAAGGGGAAGGTCCCGTCTATGGCGGCGCTGAGCTTGTTGGCGGAGAAGTCGTCGTAAAGTTTCGTTTTCTGGATTTTCCAGTTTTCTCCCTGGAGGTATTCAAGGACGTCCGGCAGTCCGGCAAAGGTCTGCTCTGTCCCTGGATCGGCCAGCGCCTTCAGGAATTCAGAAAGCGCTTTTTCCGCGGAGGCATAGGCCTTGCGGTTGGCAATGGTGGGCTTTTTGAGCACCACGCCATAGGCGGCGTCCTTTTCGGCGCGGAGGCGCGTCTCTTCCTGGGCAAGAGACGTATCCAGGGAGGTGTCGGTCACTGGCGGGTTTCCCGGAGAGGCTTCGACATGACCACGATCTGGCCGGTCTGGTTGCAGCGTTTACAGCCTTTGCCTTCGCAGGTTGGGCAGGTGATTTTTTTCATTGGTAGTACCCCCGCTCCAAACAACCGGAAATTACCTGCTCCCGGGCGAGGGCAATATCTACACCCTTGCCGGCCAGTATTCGTTTAAAGGTTTCATCACTCTGGGTGACGTCCTCGGCTTCGCGGGCAACGTGCTGATAGTTGTCGGTGAAGCGGGCACAGAGAAGCGCCCGGCCTAACTCGACAACCTCAGACAGCAGGTGCCACCATTGGCGCCAGAGACTGTTACTAACGAAGCGGGTGGGGGGATATTGGTAGAGATTCACTGCATACCCCCGTGGGCAAACGTCGCCAGTATCTGTCCGGCATCCTCAGCCGGAGTCAGTCCCAATCTGGCAGCATGCGCCACAAGCCAGCGCCTGACATCAGCCAGGACCAATACTTCAAGA